CACGCACCTCCGACAGTAATCACGCCGCTGGTTATGGCAACTGGTGACCCGCTGGTGATTGATGTTGTATTCAGCTCAAGATCGCCGCCGCCGCCTGGGCCGCTCACAGTAAGATAAATTGCTTCGGATGCATCACGGTCAATGATGCGCGCCCAGCCTGCAGTGCCAGTGTCGTTGGCTGATGGATCATTATTAATGGCGTCAAGAGTAACGACGCCGCCGGATTTTGTGGCCGCGCCGTTGGTCATAGCCAGATCAGCAAGAAGCGTGTCGGAAATTGACCCGCCCATTGATGCAGGAATAGTCCCGCTGTAGATCTCGATCATAGGCGTGCTGGTAGTGCCTGCCGCCATCGCGTCAATGATAGCCTGGGCAATAGTTGATCGTAGCACTGTTGTTAGCTTCATTGGTCAAGTCGCCTCTCTACAAGAATTTGAAGTTGTACTTTGTCTTCGGAAATGCTGAAAGATCCCGGGGCGCCTATGAAGCAGCCCTCCCGGAAAGAAACGATCAACCGGCCATAGGACTTAACCATGCGCACGATATTGTCGACCTGCCGCTGGCTACTGGGCTTCCATCGAATCTCTAACGTCCGGTCTGCGTCTGAATAGCCAAAGTCGTTGAACGCTGCGCCACCGTCGAGAGTGGCCACCCGTGAGTTACGCCGTTCAAATCCTGTAAGCCCTGATGGTTCTGGTGATACGATGTTTTCAACGCCTTCAATGTCGAATATTGGAGAGGTAATGGTAAGCATCAGTTCAGCCCCAGCAGCATTTCTTCACCTTCCGCATTTACGCGGACCTGAATCACTCTCAAGATCTCGAACATGAAAGCCTCAAGGTGTGGCTGAAGCCCGGCTCCATCTACCTTGATCAGCCCGTCACCTCGAGCAAGCTGCTCAGTTTTCTTTTGGATATAATCAACTTCAGCCTGAGTCAGCTTGCTCTGATCATCCAGTGCCTGCTGGCGATACTCGTTTTCTTGCCGGATCTGCTTTGAAAGATCTATCTGAGTAGATCTGCTCGAATCATCAAATCCACCAAACAACTCAGTTATAACCTTCCCGGTAGATTCGAATGATGCGCTGATGGTTTGGGCGAGCGCCTTTGCCCTCTCAGCTCCAGCTTCTACTTCAGCGATATCGAGAGAAATCTTCGATTCGATAATTGCTATGCGTTCATCGCTGGCAAACCCAGCCAGAGCAATCTGGTATTCGGTGGTTTTCTTTACCAGGTCTTCTGTTTTTTTCTTGTTGTCATCCAGAGCTTTACCCGATTTAACAACGGTGCCCGAGAAGCTATTGATCTTGCCGGTGGTCTCGTCATAGCCGAGTTGGAGCGATTTGTTATTCTCCGCAAGATCCCTGGTAGCATCAGATACCATTGCGAGCGCACCACCACCAGCACCAGCGGTGCGGTTCAGCTCATCAATAGCATTCGTTACGCTACGCTGGCTTTCAGCAACATCCTCACCAGATTTAGCCGCGGCAACCAGGTCATCAGCGTACTTCTGCCAAGATGCCTGCTGCTCATCCGTCGCAAGCGATGTTTCACCAAGGGACTTATTGAGGAAGTTGTTTATCTCTCGAAGGTCTTCAGAATCCTGAGCGGTTCTGCGAAGCTCTGAGGCGTAACCCTCCCATTTAGCCTGGGCAATCGCGATCTCATCTGCATTTAAAAAGTCATAAATCGCGCCGCCAAGACTTACCCCAAGCGCATCCTGCAACGGCTGGATAATGTTATCGTTGATCGCAGTGCCAATGCCGTAACCGACACCACCCGCACCAAGCAGAGCAGCACCCACAAGGCCGAACTTACCAGCCCCTGCAGCGATTTTCTGAACAGAGCTTAGGTTTCCGATCAGTGCCTTGAAACCCTGTGCGCCAGCAAGTGCGGTTAGTCCGGTACCGATGGATTCCAGCCCACCAGCTAAGCCGCCGATGGCCGGCAATACGGTATCAATGGCTTTACCTACGCCAAGAAACTGGCCAATCGTTTTTTTGCTTTCCTCATCCAGATTCTGGAACTGCTCAATACCTGAACCCAAGGCTTTGAACAACGGTTCCAGACCATCCGCGATCCCGGCTGAAACATTCACCAGAGCAGTAAAGGCATCCACAACCTGCTGCATGGCAGCCTGCAGACCCTCTACAGTATTCAGATCTATGTTTCCAAACAGCCCGGTTAACAGGTCGCCAAGCTCATCACCCAGACCATCAAACGCAGACAGAAACTCTGAAAAGTCCAAACCCTCAAACGCTTCAGGCAAGTTCTTTGCAATAGTCTCGATTTGAGTGGCAAAGCCCTCAATTCCCTTACGTAACGCCTCAAAAAGAACATCGGCGTTTTCGCCCTGGGCAGCTTCCCGGAACGAATCAAGAAGCCCGGTGGTAGCTTGTGTTACCGCCTTGGTTTGATCAATGTACTCAAGGCCTACGGTTGCAGCAGCGGTGGTGAAAGCGGCTCGCAACTGGTTGAGCGCAAATTCAGCGGATGAGGTCTTTACAGCGAATTCTTCAAGCGCAGACCCGCTGGATTCCATAGCAATTTTAAGAATTTCTTCAGACCGCTCTGCACCGTTGAGCACAACCAGAAAGCGGCTCATTTGCTCCGCTCCCGCTATGATCGTGGCAACACGCTGCTTCTCATTGTTGTCCAAATCTTTTGTGGCTGCGATCAGGTCGTAAAGAACATCTTTCGTATCACGACGCTTACCATCAATTTCAAGCTGTATCCCCAGCTCATTAACCAAGAGCCCATAGCGTTCTTTAGTCGGCTTTATCAGGTTGCTAATGGCCGTTCTTAGGGCGTTGGCTGATTCAGAACCAGATCGTGTAACCTCGACCATTGGCGTGAGCAACGCTGCCGTTTCTTCGAACGATAGGCCGAGCGTATTTGCCAATGGAGCCAGCAACCTGAAGCCATCACCCAACTGGGATACAGAGGCGCCAGCGTTGTTAGATACCGCATTCAGAACATCCAGAAGCTTTGCGGCATCGGAGGCCGGGGCCTTAAAGCCTGCGAGCGTACCAATCAAAAGCTCACTGGATTGAACCGTGGTCAAATCTGCAGCGTTTACCGCAAGCAAAGACTGCTCCACCAGGGTGAGGGAGTCTTCTATGTCAAAGCCCGCCTGCCGAAAATCCGCAGTGCTCTGAATAATGGCACCAGCACCAACGCCAAATCTGCTCGATAGGTCGGAGAACGTATCAGCGTAATCTTCTGCATCGCCTTCGCCTTCGCCCATAACTTTCTGAAGGTCGATCAGCGCCGCTTCAAAAACCACGGCTTCTTTGGCGGCGAACGTTAGAAAGGCCGCACCCGCAGCCACTAGCGCAAGATCAAGCTTTACAATACTGTCCGTGATGTCCGCTAGAACACCGGTAACATCACCGGTTTTATCAACCAGTGAATCCAAACCACGGCCAACCGAAGTAATGGCACTGCCGGTGTTGTCCACGCCACCGAAGATCAGCTCTACGGTTTTTTTAAGGTCCGCCATGTTTTCTCCGGGCATAAAAAAACCCCGCCGTGGCGAGGTTCTGTTTGATTCAGGGTGTTATCTGCAAATATTGTCTCGGTGCCGTTCAGCGTCTCTTATCCGCTGTTCGTGATATTGCTTTTCACTCAGGGTCCACCCTTGTAGCTTTTGCTGTTCCCATCGCTCACGGGCACTTTCAAGACGATCTTCAGCGCCGGTGCACACGTAATCTGGTCGCTTATCGGTGCGTTCGCTAATGCCGCCCAGCTGTTTACGGTATTCCTGTTGCGATCGGGACAAGGCTTCAGCTTGCTTCCTGCGCTCAAGTTCACGGGCCTGCCGAATAATATCGGATTCAGCAGCTCCGCTCGATGAGTTGCCAGAGGCCGGCCGTATATCAACCTGTTGCTGCGTGCCAGGTGGCGGCTGTGTACCGAAGTGGGTGTTGCCGTTTTCATCCGTCCATTTATAGACTTGAGCGAACGCAGAGAAAGACAGCAGTGAAAGCACCAAAAATGCGAAGCGCATGATTACCTCCATGTAACGGTTTGTAAAAACTGTAGCACACTATTCTTCATTTTTGGTGCTTGTACCACATAGACCAAAGCGATATCTCGCAGTCCGTTAAGTAGCCCTCTGGAAAAACATCAGGGCGGGATTCAAACAGATACCCGCCCTTCCGATCTGCAAGGGCTAGGCTTGCTTGGATGCCGGGGTCGCACCAGAGGGCTTTCGCTTTACCTGGGCAATTTTCCCTTTGCCCGTAAGGTCGTAGATTTCTTTTGCGAGAAGACCAAACTCAATAGGGAACCCATCAGCCAGCTTCACCACATCCTGCAGAGTAAGCTCTGGGTCCACTACACCGCACTGCACATGGCACATCTTCCGTCGAAGAGCAGCCGGTGTTGCATCGCTCATCCCCAATGCATCCAGTATAGCCTGCACCTTTTCAGATTCTGCACCTACAAGCTTCTCGCTAACACTGATCATTAAACGGCTGTTGTCCGCTTCCTGCTCCGCCTTAGAAAGCTCTTCCGCAGTTAGGCCCCGAACCCTGAACACCACAGGTGGCAACTTACCCGTCTCCGCGTCCGGCTCCCGCACACCCAGCCCTGCTTCAGCCAAGCCAGGCAGCGGGAAATCTTGTTCCCGCGCTACCAGCTTGGCCTTGCGGAATGCATCCAGGTCGAAGCCACCACTCACAGCGCGACCTCTTTACCCTTCTCATCCACGTTGATGGTGCAGTTTGCCGTTACATCACCACCGGCGGGGAAGGTTCGCGCAATCGAGAACACACCCTGCTCAATTATGTTGAAAGGCTTGAACTGATCCGGGTAGAAGCGGAAATACAGGTTCTCGCCCTGCTTACCAACCAGCGTATCGGTAATGCCATCTTTAAGCAGAATGCTGAACGTGGCGTTGCTCAGGCTCTGAGAACGGGAGTTCTTAACCCGGCTGTACGTCTGGGTGCTGCTGGAGCTGTAACCAGTCTCAGAAGGCACAAAGTCGTAGGCATCGAACGCTTCGATAAACTCCGGCGTTGCAAAGCTGGCATGTACGCCTTTAGGCAGGTCACCGGTGTGAATCTTTGGCAGTGCCGAGCTCATCTCTACGTTGCCGTTGATAAAGTCGGTGCTGGGCACCGGGAAATCGGCTTTCTCAGTGTGGCGGTTCACCAGGTCGAAGATATCGCTGGTTTTAATGGGGCCGGCTGTTTGGCTGTTCAGGCGCACCTGAGCAAGCTCAATTGATCCAACAGGGACATACGGAGGGCCACCAGCTGCTCCGCGAACTTCCACAAAGCTGGTGCTTTCGCTACCCGGAATCACAGTAACGTTGCCAGCGCTATCACACACAACGCTGTTGATGATGTGTGTATCCGTGCTGGCGCGAGTGATGGCAAGATCTGTTCCAGCCGCGACAGCAATTTCCTCACCGTTCACGTTGGCGGTGAATGCCGCATGATCCACGTTGTTATTACCACCACCGGAGGCCGGTGTTACTTTGCCGCCGGTGAGCAAGCCATCCGGGCGAACCACTGGCGCAACTCCGGCTGCCTGCGACCAAAGCTCTTCACCCGAGGCGAACACTTTGGAATCGCCGTTATCGGCCAATGCCATCATTGCAAATGCGTTTTGCCCGCCTTCAAATTCGAGCTTTGCGTTGTCTGTAGACATAACTTTCTCCTGGTTTACGAGCGCCAGCGGGCGCGTTATTACTGCTGATAGGGGCTTTTGTTGCTAGTGCGGTACACGATGTCGAAGGTGACCAGAACAATCATCGTGGTCTGGCCGGAATCCGGTGAATCTATCTGGGAGTCGCTGTAGTTGATCTGTTTGCACAGGTCGCCAAGGGTTGGGTCCTGGTTCAGAGCGTCGTCAAGAATGGATGCCAGCATAGCGTTGCCCTGCACACTGGAGTTCACCAGCAGGTCTCGCTCTGCCATTTCAGCGACATTGACCGTAACGGTCATTTCATACTTCCCGAACTGCAGCCGCTCTGCCGACTCGGAAGGATCCCAAATCACTCGGGCGGGCAACTCCTGCTCGCTGTCCAACTGCTCAGCGCGCGCGGCATTGATCCGGCCAGCGAAAGCCTGAACAACCTGTTCTCGTATGCTGTCTGCCATCAGTAGCCTCGCAGGATTGCGTCGATTTCTTTTTCAAATTGTTCAAGCTGGTACTGCAGTAAGGGTTCTGAGAGCTCGTCTTTCACATCAGTGAACACCTGTGAAAGTGACGGGCCATAGAACACTTTGATCTTCCCGCCTTGGGCGCCAGATTTCGCTTTACGCCCAACGATCGCAACACGGTTAGTACCCGGGAGAACCATGTAAAAAGGCTTGCCAACAATCTCATCGTCGCCACTGAAGGACTTCGGAGATCCGTTCGGCTTTACCTTTATTCTGAGACCACGGGCCGGAATACTTGGCGGCTTCAGCCAACTCACTTTCTCTCCGGAAACACTGGTATCGGTGGAGAATCGCGAAAGCAACAAGCCGCGCACTGGCGTGAAGATTCGTGCTGATAGGTTTTTCTGAGATGCTTTGGTTATTGTCAGCAAGCTCTTTGTATAAGCTGCGCTTAGTCGAACCTGCTTGCGGATCTCTTTACTGGATTCAGTGCGCCCTTTGGCAACCGTTTTGTTCAGCGATCTTGAATGAGCTCTGGCAGCGCCATCACTGAATTTCGCAAGTAGCGCACGAACCTCATTCAGGCTTGATCGTTCAACTCTGGCTTCCATTGACGTAATGCCTCGTAACAACACCATCGTCTGAGATCAGGCCATCGAACACCCAGGTGGTGGTACCCACCACAACGGTATGACCACGGCGCGGCCTCGCCACGTAGCTTTTGCGAATTTCGATCTGATCGCGGTGGCTGGGCATGGTGGTTTCAAACGCATCGCGCTGCTCTACGCTACGGTCAATAATCACTCGAACCTCAAGCGCAGGGTTTATGCCGTCGCTGTATAACCCATCTTCCGCAAACTGGAAATCAACGGCGGACTCAAGTGAATCCGCTATCGCACCAAAGGCGCTCACAGTTATTCGCCGTCGCCTTGGTCACCGGTGTCTTCTCCGGTTTCACCATCAACCGAATCTTGATGGATCAGGCGCACCTTGCTACCAGCCCCTTCAAACTCGGCCTTGGTCATTTCAACCTTGGTGCCAGCTGGGATCACGAGTTTGTTGCCATCCTTGTCGCGATCTTCATATCGCTTCACGAATTCAACTTTCAGTTTTTTAGCGGCCATAATATTTAACCTTCATGTGTTCGGAGTGGTCATGAAAAATCCGGCCTTGCGGGGCCGGCTTTTCTATGCTTTATGCAGCGCCTGGAATCAATAAACCGTCGCGAACGCCAGCCCGTTGATCTCGAGGAAGCAAGGCAGCGGCGCAGACTGGGTCATCACCTGCTCTACACCGGGGTCTTTCTCAACCCAGTTCTTCGGCCAGTATTCCGTGGCCACGTAGTCTGCCTCGCCGTCCAGAATCGCACCGTAAGCGCGGAGGCCTTCGGAGCCGGTGGAAATAATTGCCACACCGTTATCTGGAATGAAGAGCTGCTTGTCTCCGTTCGCGTCGTTGTAGTAGCCCGCATAGGTCCAGCACTCAGGGCCGGAACCACCCAGCCGACCTTTGAACGACGCCAGCTGTGTGCTGGGGGCCATTTCAAGTTCGGTGTCGGATCCGCGCCGGGTATCAAGAAGTTCCTTGATTCGCGGGTTTTGTACGAACTTGCGGTAAGCACCACGCCCGAAGACCAGGTGAGTGGCTGGCGCCATCATCAACGCAAACCAGTCTTCCAGATCTTCATCGGGCTTGGCGGTTGTCTGATCCCACGCCGCAGCACCGCCGGAGATGTCGATGGTGAGATTAGGATCGCGCTGGAAGTCCACTTCCGAAGTTGGGTAATCCTCACCCTGCACAATCACTTTGCCGGTTTGGATGATCTGGGCAACCATCCACTCTTCCCGGCGCTTAATCTTTTTGCGCTGCTCATCCATGATATCGATCATGATGGCTTGGCGGCGCTGGCCGGCAGTCAACTGCCCGCCGATTCCTTCGCCCGGCAGGCGCTTAACAACCCGCTTGGGGTCAAGGAAGTTCTTGGGCTTCACGTAGGCCGGTGTGAAAGCGTGCTTATTGCCACCGCTTGCCCGCAGCGCCTTGCCGGCAACCATGGGGCTTACGAACGGAGCCAGCTTTTTGTCGCTGGAAAGCTTGTCAAACGAGATAGACTCGTCTTCAAAAAGCACAACTTGCTGGCAGAGCAAGTCGAGAAGGAACGGGTTGAACGGGTCCAGCTCTTGATAGACCCCCAGTAGCGTTTCAGTTTCGTAAGCCATGGATTATTTCCTCTGTATCTGGCTAATGGTTTCGGCGAATTACTCGGGGGTAACGAGCCGGATGGGTGTGCCGTCGAATGCGCTGTGCTGCAGTGCAGCTGTCCAGCTTGCATCCCATGTGAGCAGCTGCTTGTTCAGCCAGCCGCCGCGCACGAACTGGCAACCAGCAGCCGCTGCAGACGCATCCACATCGTGAACCAGTGCGCCAACCGGCTTTTCAGAGCCATTGGTGGCGGTCTGAACGGAGATCGTGAGGTCTCCAGTGGCTGTAACGCGGCCAACAACGGTGCCGCGCGTGAGGTTTTGACCGGAAGCCAGCGTGCCGCTGCCGAAGTCGATCAGGCCTCCAAGCACCAGGGAATCATCCTGGAACGACTCAGTGCTTGAGCCAGCGAGGGGAAAGTTAGTCATCGTGTAACTCCTAACGTATGAATTAACCAGCTATTGAACTGGCTCAGTGAGTGACAGGCTTGCGCCCGGTGGCCTTGCGATATGAGCCCATGAGCTCGTTAACTTCAGAGCCGCCCTGCTCTGCGCTGGCTTCTGGCGCTTCGGCGCTGATGCCGGGCTGTTTGGTGCCACGCATGGCCGCTTCCAGCATGCCGCCGGGCGCACTGGCTTGTGCTCCAGTTTCAGCGACAGCCAATGCGGCCTTTGCATCGTCAACCGTCATGCGGGTGTTGAATGCCAAGTGCTGCGCCAGCTTTGTTTTACCTTCGGCTTCGTCACACTGCAGGATTCCGGCAATGCGGCCCTGCTCCGTGGCGGTGGCTTCCGCTGTCAGTTTGGTGGTATCCACTTGTTCCGGTTGCTCAACAGCGGCTTCCGGGGCGGGCGCCGGTGCAATTGCAGCCGGCTTGTTCTTTGATTCAACCGTCATAGTGCTTACTCCGATGGTCTGGGTGGTTTGGATGTAGTCAGAGAAGGCGGCCAACATGTCGTGGCCATTGATGAGCTCGTCCGCAAATCCAACATCGATTGCGTCTTGCCCGGTGTAGATGGCCGCCTCAGTGGCAAGCACATCCGATACAGATAGGCCGGTATGAACCGCCACCATTTCCGCAAACTCGTTGCGGAGGCGGTCTGATTCGGCCTGGAATCTTTTAAGCACCTGATCCGGCAGGTTCTCGTATGGGTTGCCATCAACCTTGAAGGCGCCCGAGTGAATCAGCGTTACGTCGATACCGCTTTCTTTCAGCTGCTGTTCAAAGCTGGCGTGCATCATCACCACGCCTACGGAACCGGTGCGGGCGCTGGTGGTGGTGTAGCGGTAATCTGTGGCACTGTGCAGGGCCATGCCGGCGCTGCAGGCCATATCGTATGAGATGGACGCGATCGGCTTGGTGCCGCGCAGCTGGTTTAGCCGTCGAGCGGTATCAAAGCAGCCAGATACCTCGCCGCCTGGGGTGTCCATGTCCAGAAGAATGCCGGTAACCGTGGGGTCTGCCAGCGCCTCTTCTACCCGGGCAATGATGCCGTCGTAACCAGTCATTCCAGAGTAAGGCTGCATGTGCCCGAACTTGTGCACCAGGGTGCCCGATACCGGTATTACGGCAACGCCACCCACCACCTCATAGGGCCGGCTGCGCGGGCGATCCGGGTTGAATGAATCGGCACGCATCCGCAGTTTTTCCTGCGACTCAATCAGGCCGAACTCATCCTGAAGGCTGGCAATTCCGAGCCGGGGCGCAAGGGCTCCAAGAAATACCCGGGCATAGCCAGGCTCCAGCAACAGCGGCTGGTTCAGCACGCGGGCTGCAATATTCTGGTTTCGCATACTTTTCTCCGGGTATTAAAAAACCCCGCTGTGGCGGGGTTTAAAGGAGTAGGAAGTCTCGGCGGTTTTTCAGCCGAACCTTCAGGTGTCGACCGTCTGGATTGTCGATGGTGCACAGCCGGTTGGGACCGTGTGACGGCTTCGCATTCCGGCCTTGCAAGTGGCGCCGGCCTGGGCCTTTTTTGGTGTGACTTCCAGAGCGGCTTCGTCCACTTCGGGTGCCTCCGACATCCAGCGTGTTGGGTGTTTGGCTCATCGACATAGCTTCTGCTATGGCTTTAATTATATTTCTCATCATGGCAGTCACCTTTTTGTTCAATAAAAAACCCGCCGTAGCGGGTTTAAATCCTCGTGTTGGCTACTGAGTTACAAAGAGGGCGCCAACCTCACCGAAAGAGGGCTTATAGGTGTTCTGTGCTGGAAACCCTCACGTTGTAATCTCCAAACACGGACTAAGTTGCGGCAACAGCCTCCGGCTCTTCCTGATCAGGAGCCAGAGCCAAGGCTTTCACCCAGCTTGGCGGTGGAAGGCCGGCTTTCTTGCGCTCGTCCATCTCACGAACCTGCTGAGCAAACACTTCCTGGTAATCCTCGCCCATCTTGGCCAGCTCTTTCTCGTAGGTAGAGAGGCCGGATTCGATAAGCAGGATTGACTCCTTCACTTCCTTCAAACCGTCGATAGCGATGCGGCCTGAGCCGATCCATTCCGCGTTGCACCAGGCGGCTTTGGCTTCATAGAAACCACGCTTTGCCGAACGCGGCAGGCGGATGCGCCCGCGATCAATGGCCTCTTCCAGCCAGAGCGCAAACACCATGGAGGCAAAGCGGCTCGGGATGATCTTCCGGCGGCCCATGAAGTAGCGCCAGCTTTCCATCATGCTGGCGCGGGCTGTGCTGTAGCTCAACTGCCGGTAATCCTTGGTGAGCGATTCGCTTGAGGTGTTGGTACCGGCCGCAATCCAGCGAGTAATTGAAGACTCCAGCTCGCTAAAGCCGTTATCCGCATTGCCACTGGTAAGCAGGTTCAGGTTCTCGCCCGGCATCAAATGCGGAATCTTCACGCCGTTCAGGCGGATATCCGCGCCATCGTGATAATCGGCGATGGTGCTCATGTACTTGCCAAGGTCATCACCGCTGATATCGCCGCCGATAATCTGCATGGCGGCTTCGCTGCCAAGCTCGCTCTCGATCACCGCCGCGTACATGGCATTCACAATGGCGTTCTGGAGCTTGGTTTGCTGCAGCTTGCTTAGCTGTGGCAGCTGCTCCATTACGCTCAAGAACTGGTTTTCACCACGGGTCTGGCCATCGCCGCGCGGCTCGAACACATGCAGGAACTGTTGCCGGCCCCAGCTGGTTTCCCGGGGCACGTATGTCCAGTTGTTACCCATGCCATCCGAAAAGCCGTAGCCACTGGTTTCGTGGTTTCGCACCCAATAGCCGGTTGCCGCGCCGTAATTATCCACTTGAACACCGGCCCGTCTGCTGTTGGTATCGTGCAGGTTGTTTGGATTGCACACCCGGTGGTGGTTTACCAGTTTGATGGCCGTATTGAACAACGCGCCTGGGCGGCCTTCGATCCACTCAGCTGATGCCATGCCTTCGCCGGCGCTGGTATGTGTCGCCACAATTTCCCGGCACATCATGGTCAGGGTGCGTTTGCGCTCTGCATCAACATGGCAGTTGATCGGGTCTTCCGCATATTCCGTGAAGGCATCTTCCACTTCTTTGGAAAATGCCCGGGCGTCTTCCTCGCTCATTCCCAAAGCGCGCCAACGCGGCTTATAGCTTAGCCGGAACATGTGGCCAACAATGTTATCCACGTGCAGCTGCACACCGTTCTTGGCGAGCGCATGGTTGCGCACCAGGTCTTCAGCCCGGGCGTTGCCTTTCTTCAGATCTGGCAGCAGCGCAGCATCTGCTGTTTTGGCGCGAGGGTTCCAGCGCTGCAGCTGGCCGCCAAATCCGGTACCGGTACCGGTGTAACTTTCAGCAGCTCTGAGCGGCTGGCCATGTGCATCAACAAAGCTCACTTCAGGCACTTTCACAGAATGAACCTCGCTGGCCCACGACGGCGAGCGGCGCCGCCAAGCTGGCTTTCCAGGCTTGCAATGTATGCAGCAAGATCACGCTTGCTGGCCTGCGAGAACTCCACTGATTTTCCATCGCGCTGGATGCGCACAACGGCTTGCCCGGTCAGCAGTTTGTGGTATGCATCCCGGGCTTCTAAAAGCTGGGTTTCAAGACTCATCGCATTCTCCGGGCTATATCCGCCAGGCTTCCACCTTCGGAACTGGCTTTGGTCGTTTTGACAGTGGTGGTTGCTGGCCTTGCCTGGTCGACTGGCTCAGGAGCAGCAGGCGCCAGAAGGTCGCCCTGCTTAAGCGAGGCCTCGCGTGCATCCCACTGGTCGGGCTTGCGAACGTGCAGCTTGAGAACACGAGCCGCGTGAAGTGCGTAAACCTCGCAGTCCAGCGCCTCGTTTCTCACGCCTGATTTCTTCTGGTAGACCTTGCGGCCTCCGCGCTGGCGCGATGGCGCCTTGATCTCGCTGAGTATCTGGGCGAAATAGTCAGATCGCACCGACTCGTAGTAGTGAATCCGGCCCGGGCCATGCCCCTGCAGCATCAGCCTGCCAAAGAACAGATCCTTCGCCTTGTGGGTGCCCACCATATATATGCCTAAGCCGTACTTGCTGGCTTTGGTGGTTTTGTTGTTCAGATCCACTTTCTTCGGCGGGCTTACTATTTCCCGGTTCAGGTTGTTGGATTCACCCTTACCCGCCATCACTTTTACGCCACGGCGCCGGCGAGATCGAACGTAGCTGTATACCGCATCGTTGGTCTGGCCATCCGATGAGTCGATGGTCGCTGCGCTTACGTGTATTGGGAAACCGAGCTCATGCTCGTATGCACCGAACACGTAGCGATCCACTTCATCCCAAACGGGGTCCTTTGGATCGATGCAGGTTCTTGCGGCTGAGAGTTCGCCCCAAAACAGAAGCCAGCTTTCCTCACCACGGCCCCAGGCTCTAACGACTATGGCCAAGCGATCGTGCTGAACGTCCACACCAACAGTGAGTTCAAGGCCTCCGGCTGGAACGGTAAGCTCTGGGTATTCCAGTGCTCGCTCTCTCAGGGCATCCTCACCCGGAACATCGGTGCGGTATTCGTATGCCAGCCCAAGGGTGTTGTTCTCGAACGAGATCATCTCGCTTTCGTCGCCCTGCTCCAGCGAGCGTCTGGCCTTGAGGTATTTCTCAACAAGCAACGCCAGATTGGAGCCCGGGAACGGGCTGTAAATCTCGTTGATGTAAAACCCGGCAATACCGCGAAATGGCTTGTGGGCTTTCCAGTGGCCTTTGCGGACGTTGCGGTTCTTGTCCACATCGCGCCAAGGCACGCCACACAACGGGCAAACATAACGGGCCGTTTGCGGCTGCGCGGTACCGAGAGTTTCATCCGGCACTTCAGCATCGTCATCCCAAACGATGTTCTCCCAAGCCAGAACATGCTCATCGCCACACTCGTGACAAGGCACCATGAACATTCGCTGGTCGCTGGCCTGGTAGGCTTTATCAACCCGGGACAGTCCCTTAACCGTGGGCGTGCCACCAAAGATAACCTTTCGGTACTCGTAGGTTTTCGCGCGCTCCTCGAGGAGCTTTACCGAATCCCCCTGCCCCTTCACGTTGGTGTTGCAATCGTCCGGCTCTTCGACGCACACCACAGGAGCGGATAGCGACTTCACATTGTCTGGTGCGTTCGATGCCACCAGTGCAAGAAAGCCGCCAGGGAACTTCTTGAAGTCGGTTCGGTTGCCGCTGCTTCTGGAAGTCGTTACGTCGACAAGCGGCCGAAGCACCGGCGACGCCTCAATCATCGGAACGAACTTCTGATCCAGATACTTACGGATCGTCTTGTCCTTTGGGAACAACAGCACGATCGGGCACGGATCATTGTGGATCCGCCGCGCTAGGTAGTTGTTCCAAACGCCATCAGTCCACGCCACCTGGGCAGACTTCCGGCACACCACCTCTTTCACAGCTGGATCATCAAGCGCGTCCAGCATACCCGGCACCCACGGAGTAATATCCGTGGAGTATTTCCCGGGCATAGGGCTACTCTCTTGCGCCAGATACCGGTGCTTATTCGCCCAATCAGTTGAGCTGATTTTCTCCGGCGGCTCGAACTTCGCTAATGCCTGGGCGATCACCTGATTCAGGTTCGACGCCAAGGCCTGCCAGCTGTCGGAGGATTGATCGAGAATGCTCATTCAGAAGCTCGATATCGAGATCGATGTCATACAGCGTATCGATCTCTGTCTTGAGTTTAGGGTTGCCAGTCAATACACCTGTGCGAATTGACAACACCACCTGTTCCAATCGAGCCCCGACCAGCAACGCTGGCACTAATTCCTGAATGTCCTGCGCATAGGCCAACTCTTCGCGATCGCCTTTAATGCGCTCCAGCCGCTCACGGGCTGACTCATGGCGCGCACCGTTAACCGCGCGATCCATCAGCCACTCGTGAACATCCTTAGTATCGTATTCGTTCGCCTGCCCTCGCCCGCCCGCCTTCGCGATTGGGAATGACAGATCCTTCTGGTAAGCAGTAAAGCTCCGCTCTGAAATCCCGAACGTTTCAGCAAGCTCTCGTTTGTTTACTCGCTTACCCATTGCTAACTCTCTGATTTAAAACCAAGGAAGGAAGGCTAAGGGTTCGCCAAGTCTGCGAAAATTCCGCGAGTCTGCGCCCCCTCAGTGGGCAAAACCCCCAGAAGGACCCGTGCCTTTAGGCTGTGACCTTGAAATCTGTAGCAGCTGTGCTCACACACCGAATTGCGGTTACAGCATTCACCATCAAAGAATCTGTATACGCTGCAACATCACCTTCAACCCAAGCTTTGCCTATAGCTGTTCCGGCTCTCACTTTCGCTACACTGTCTTGTGTGTATTCCACGCGGGCGGTACCGGAGGTAGGCTCTACACTTACTAGCAGCTCACCTATGCCGGCTGGCAAGAACAACCACTCTCCAGTGCCGTTCACGCTGGCGCTGTGGTTAAAGCGTTGACGAGGGATGGTGCGGTTGTTACTAAACTGTTGATCGTCGCGATCCGGAGTAAGTGTATCGGCCATCTCATTCACCTGAACATTGGGTTATTAACGGATCTGGACAACGGCCGGAACAATGGCTGGAACAGCCCACCTGCACTTGCCACAATTTCATCCACTACTTTAAGCAATGCCTTTCTCTCAATTGCCTGATTGCCTGAAGCATCCTGGCCGTTAAGACTCATCACATAGGTATTCAAGGGCAGTTCATTTAACTGCTGAAGCCATGATCCGCCAGATGGGACTGGGTTATAGGTAACGCCATTGACTACCAGCACCAGGCTTATTGCATCCCCTGAGCTGCCAGAAACAACCGGGGCAGTGTTCAGCGTTGTAAGCGGACTTATGGACAGAACAGGGGGCGTGTCGTCTACCACCGATACTGAGAACGCATCCTGTATCGAGCCATCGCTGTTGGTTGCTGTAACGGTGATCGTGAGCGGTGATGCATCGGTATCGTTGGTGTTCGTGGTACCTGTGATCGTGCTGCCCGACAAAGACAATCCAGAGCCAGCCGGCAAACCTGCAACTACATAAGATGCCGCCAGAGAGAAATAGTTATCCAGATCTATATTGACTGCTTGCTGCTCGCCCAGGTTCAGATCCGGCAGAGGTGTATTCAGCACAGGGGGAGCTGGCACCCGCTCAGTCATAAACGAGAACGACTCAGGCGTACCAGCACCTACTGAGTTAGCCGCTCGCACTGCGCCGTATTGTGATGCCTCGGGCTCAAGCGCCGACAGGTTTATGGTGCCCGTGAACGCAATCCATGCTGAGCCGTTAAGTGTGTATTCGTAGCTGTCCGCATCGGTGCCGCTGTATACAGGGGTCAGGCTTGCGGTGGTCTGGCCTTTGGTGATTGTGCCGATTGTCCACGTACCCTGAGGAGCAAGAGTGGCCACCACCTCAAAGGTGTAAGACTCCCAGTCACCATAAGCCTGGTCACCATCATCGAACCACCGACCCTGAAAGCTGCCCTCAGAATCAGCAGACACCAAGCCTGAAGAGTCAACGATCAAATTTCCCAGACCGTTGACATCATCCCATTCGAAGATGTCGCCAGCGACGACTGGGTGTGTCGTCTGATACGCAACGCTTGCAGGATCATCCGTGATCGGGCTCACCATTGTTGCGCTCGCGTAGACCGTGCCGGTATATGCCCCCAGGTAGGCGACTTGTACAGTCCTGCCTGAAATGCTGGAGACGTTTACCGTTGTCATGCGTTGTCCTCAAGATTCTGAGTGAACACGAAGCCGTAGTTGTTGGATGCGCTAAACCCTTCTACCCTGACTGAGTCGCCTACGTTTCCGCCCGTGGCATTGATCGCCGAGATAGTTCCGCTTGCGTCACTTGAGATAGATGACCCCGCATAGACTTCAGATCCACCAGATACCAAGGTGATATTAATAGCCCAATCAGAGGTCTGTACTGCTGTGCCGTCTTTCTGTGCGGTAATCGCGCTTATTCCCGGAACGGCTGTTGGCGAGGTGGTCGCTTCAACCAGTGTCGGGCTAGCCTGTAAGTTTGGCGTGGCCTCGTCATCCTCTGCCACGATGTAGTAGTCATAAGGCGTTGAAACAGAGCCGGTAGAGAAAACAAGGGACACAGAGTTATCTGCTACCCCAGATTTAGCTTCTGGTGCCGCCGCGCCTGTCGAGTCTTGACCAGCCTTTACTTGTGCAGAGCTTGGAGCTGGTGCGCCGTTAGCAAGACGAACGCCGTATATCGTTCCAGGTTCGTTTATTGTTGCGCCGATAGTGTGGCCGTCGGGCGTCGTTGCAGATACTGATGGGCCTGAACTGAATACAGGTGCGGCTGTGTCTGTGCCGGTCATCTCGTAAATGCGGGCTGCGTTAACGTGCGCATAACTAGCTTTCGAGTTCTCAAGCAAGAAAGAGATTTCGCCCTGCGCGTCGGCTACCGCAGAAACCTGAGTCGTTTCGGTCAGGTTCATGGTGGCTATCCCAGTACCCGCCAATGCAACAGGAGCCCCACCATTAACAGAGACCGTTCCGCTTTCTCCGGATGACTTACCGCAGTAAAACTCCAGGATTCTTTCTGCTCCGGCGGGATAACCGGAAAGCACCACCGACACTGGGTTGCTGGCGTTAAACCCGTGTGTGTCGTTAATGACCGAAGCCTCTCTTACCCACGACGCATCCCCAGAAGTTGCATCGTCTGCCTCCGCGTTTACGTTCTTATAATCAAGAACAGTCCCGCTTCGGGTGAATGTTATCCCGGTATTTGCGTCAAGCTCATCTACCAGCTCCGGGGGATTCACCAAGGGCAGAATCACGTTCCACGTTTTGTGCGTGTTTAGCACCGGGGTTGCCGTAGATGAATCACTCTGAAAAGCTAAGTAGATATCAGCCATTACAGCAGCTCCTGTGGGATTGAATCGCGGATTACGAGATCGTCAATGGAGTACCATTCTTCTCGCCTGTCTGAGTTCGGATAGGTTTGGAAGAAGTCGTTTCCTCCGATGGCCACAATATTCCACTTAGCGTTTTCATCTTTCGTTGCAGAAGGCCGAATCCACGGTATTTTGGTACTAACGAAACACTGCTCGTCATTTATCCACTGACGAGCCTCGCCATCCGTTTCTCCCGGGGATGAGTTCATCTTCACGAAGAATCCGAGTTTCGTCCAAGCATCACCAGCGCCGAACAACTGGTCATGATCTATTGTGCCGGTTAGAGTTCCGCCATTTACACGATCAACGAGTTGCGGGTCGCCGCCATTCTTTCCCATACCTGCCAAACTGCTTGTGTAATTTATGTTGAAATCCCCCAAGCTTCCGGAGGTCAGGAAGCTCCCCACGTCGGGAATATCCCCACTGGAAAAGCTGTAGTTGTCGCTATGTGGCCCACCTCTTACGGCAAGGGCATTACGCATCCCGTAAGTTGGCTTTAGCTTGTGGTCCCAAAGGAGCATCGGGCCTATCTCACCATCCCCGAATGCGTCGTACTCGGACCCTTGTCCGCTCCAGCTTGAAACCCTGAATATCTTCGATGTTGCGCCTCCATGGCCGCCGTCTGCCAGTCTTGTCCAGTTAGGACTGAATCGTATCCAGAACTCCACATAGATTTCGCTGCGACCCTGTGGAAAATGTTTCAGCAGAATAGACTCGGAATTCCAGTAGTTTGATCCGGGGTCATTGCAATCTCTGTAACTTACAAAGCTCTTTCCTATGCCGCTCCGCGTTTTGTCGGCATTGGATGCAAGTATTTCAATGGTTTCATGGCGGTCTGGGTGCCCTTTGGATGGAGCCCAAACAGGAACCTGCCGAATAGAAGTCCAGTTATTGGGGACCGTGTACCCGTCTCTCGCCCTCTGAGTTGAGTCTGTACTGTGCATGGCACTTGTAAAGTCTGGTTGGTCGTCGAATGACTCACTGAAAATCACACCTTGAGGATCAACTGAAGCATCATAAGCCGCCTCAAACCCGCCGCCGGATTTCGCTCTAGCTGGGATTATTCGGCCTGGGTTTATTTGGTTAATGCCTGGCATTACTCACCACCTCTTTGTTCAGACCACTCCAGCGCGTCAGCCTTATCGCCGTTGCACTGGCCAACAGCATCCTTCAGCACCTCAACATAGTCCGGGCAGTAGTAAATCAAGTTAACCTTCGGCCCTGGTATCCGTGTTGGCTGCAGGTACTCTGCCGGCACCCTCTCGCGCACTGTCTCCGTGCGGGTCAAGTACTGTGTCTCGGCGCATGATGTCAAAAACAGCATCAGGCCAAGGCTGGTTAACGCAGTCCGGAGCATCTTCAAGGGCCTTCTGGAGTTCAGTTCGGGTTTGGGCCAGTTGCTGATCTCGCAGCCGTGCCCGTTGCTGGCGCTCAATCGCTTTCTGATCGCGCCAGGCAATATCTTGTTCAAGGTATTTAATCGAAGCCACGTTCTCGCGGTTTGCCTGTGCGGCATTGCTGAGCGACTGGGCCTGCACGGCGTTCTTTTCCAGCAGTGCTTCCCGATCGCTCCACAACCACCAAAAAGCGATTGCAGTAACAGCAACCAGAGAGACCACAACCGGCACCAGGTAAGGCGCAAGCTTGGCCTTGGCAGCTGCGAAGATCATGGCTTAGCCCTACTCGCCCAGGCTTCCGCGATGTTGTTGCCGAAGTAGCTTATGATCAGCGTTGCGCTTATGCCGTAAGACCAGCCAACAACAACACTCATCGCAGGCAGCGCGCCAGGCTTGGCAAGCTCCACTAACGCCCACAGAGGGGTCTGCAGAAACGCCCACCACATGCCCGCGTAATAGCCACGGCGCCTGTGCGTCCACCAACGGTTTGGGTCTGGGTGAGCATCGCCTTGCATCACCTCGACTCCTCTTCCGACATGCGGCGCTTCAGGATCTCTATCTCGCCCTGCATACCAATCATCCGGGCATTGCACTCTTCGCGCTCTGCAACAATGGCCTGTCTGTGATCTTCGGCCTGAACCTTCATCATCGTGTCCAGGTTCAAAACCAGACCATTTAGCCGCGCGATCTCTGCGGCCAGGTGATTCACCAGCATATTTTCACGCTCTGCCAAATCCGTATCGCGCGCGGTTTTTCTGAGAAAAATAATTTTCACGAAACCCACTGCCGCAAAGCACGCTGCCGTAAAGACAGCCCCGAGAAAGGCCCAGAAGCCGTTTCCATCTGCTAAGTTGGTCAAGGCATTCCAAGGCATTCTCGGGCTCGCGTCTCTGGTCATTTGGGCTCGGATTACGGGTAGCGATTCCACGGCAACTGAAAGTGCGGCCCGTCTTTGAACGTTTTCCAATCGCCGCCCCACTCCAGAGGCACATCAAGCTCACTGGCTGCCTGCTTCATTGCGGCTGCAATCTTATGGTAGAGCGGCCAATCCCAGCGCACGCCGCCGGTTACCCATGCACCAAGATCTACTGCATGGCCAGTCAAATGCCGGCTGTTCATTGTGGTAGTCGCGCCAACATTGAACAGCTCACGTTGCCGCGACTGGGTGCGCACACCCTCAAGCACCGTGAAATCCACATCCGTGATCTGGATTGCGCGTTCAACCACCGCAAAGAGATCGTTATGAACCCCGCCAAGCCGGGCCAGAGATCTGCTGCTCAGCTTGTAAGCCATACCCACCTCGCATAAACAAAAAAGCCCGAGACAACAAAACTCGGGCAACGGGCTCCACTAACAACCAACAATGCAAAAGCGACACAGCCACACCGCAAAAGCCCGCACCACAAAAAGAAAAACCCGGCTATCGCTAACCGGGTTTCTCAGGGCTCTTTTAGTGTTCAGTCACACTTCTGTGACCGTACGTGATTTAGACTATATCCGTGCATGCACAAAGTCAACTTACTTTAGTTTTTATCAATCTGATTACTCGTGAAGGCGACCATCAACCCAAGCCTCCGCACTGCGCAGCAACACACGCACCTTCTCACGGCTCATCTTCACCTCAAGGCCAATCATTGAGTAATCCCAGCGCCGCACATAGTAGGCCAGCACCACCTTGCCCAACTGAGGCTCACGAGCCTTCAGGCTGGCCACAGCACCATCCACCGCCATTGCCTCATCGTCTGGCACGTTACAGCCACCACCAACACCTGCAGCCAGGTTAACAGCCGCATAACCAGAACTAACCCCACCACTGCGCACCCACATTCCCCAGGCCTGCAACCGCCGCCTTGTTTCATCCAGCATAACCATCTCCCCTATCGGTTTTTTTATATGTGCAGGGTACGTGCAGGGTTAGAAACAAACCCTGCACGTTTTTAGCCTTACTCTCCCAACGTTTGTGCAGGGTGTGCAGGGTGTGCATAGTTACTTTCTTACGCGCGAGAAAAAAAAGAAGTAGAGGATTTACCCTTGGCAATCCCCCGCATAAATACGCGCCCGCGCGCGATACAAACCCTGCACACCCTGCACACCCTGCACATCCCTTCTGCCCCAACGTCTCAAAGCGTGCAGGGTTGAAAACAGACCCTGCACGTACCCTGCACGTTTTTGCCCAAACCCTGCCCATAAGCATCACTCAGGCTCCATATTGCCGGCCTTGTGGCGAAACTCAGCCACACACTCACCCAGGTAACTTATCTTCGGCTTATCCTCAGGCATGTCGCCAATCACAAACATCATGGCCTGGTGCTCAACCCCTCTTAACCGGTACCTCTGCCTCTCCTTAAGCAGCCTGCTGGAGAAGATCGTAACCAACTTGGTTTCAGACAAAGGCCGGTTGCCCGTCTCAGAACACCAGCGCTTGTAATAAAGATACAAGTCTCGCGTTGTGCAGCTCCGGAACGGCACATCCAAATCACCCTCCTTCCAATCCCTGAAGAACACCTCAAAGCCCGGCAAACTGAACTCAATTACCCGCTTGCGCGCGTTCGTTTCCAAAGGCTTCGTGTGTGGCGAGAAGTCGCCAAGTTCGTAATCCAGAAGCAGCTGGTAGAAGGCCGCAGGCCCACCGTGCTCCAATTCATAGGAAACACGCGCCTGCAATTCAGAAGAGAGTGTTTTGCGGGGCCAGGCCACAAGGAACCGCCGATCAGAAGGCTCCAGCGGGAAAGGCTGAATCTCGTTACTCAGGAACACCGCATTCATGTGGTTGGCTTCTTCCCAGCCGCTCACAAACTTGCGCTCGATGCGCTGAGTGGTGCCCGTAATCATGTGCTTGATAGTGCCCATCTGGTTGTGCTTCTCCGTGCGCGAAAGCACCTCCTCAAACACCGCATACAACAACCGGCTTCGCCAATCCGTATACTGGCTTTCCAGCTGGTGCTGGCCAAGCACCGAAGCATACCGGCCGTAAATGGTGGTCATAACCCGCCCGAAAAACAGCGATTTACCACTACCCTGCACATCCGAATGGAACAGCAGCGCCGTATCAAGCTTCGCGCCCACATTCTGTAGCGGATAAGCCAGCCAGCGAATCACCCAATCCGCTGTCTCCTGATCGCCGTTACAAAGGTGGGTTAGCAAATCGAAAATGCCCTTGCACTTGGTGTAACGCTCAGCCTTGGCCATATCATCCGCAATCAACGGAATACCGGTAAACGTATTGATGGTGGCATCAGGATCGGCCTGCTGAGTGGGATCAAACACAATGTTGTCCTGGTCCATCACCGTGCGCCTTGGGTGCTCCATCCAGCGCGTGTAATCGTTCGGCCTGTACGCCTTCAGAGCCTCAAGGGGTACAACATCCTGCCGTTGCCTGTCCCAAGCGTTCTTTGTGGGATAGATATACACAAACCGCTCAATCATCTGCAACAACGGATCGTTCGAGGCCTGCTTTGCCTGGTCCCCGTTCACCTGTACCCAAGTAACCACTCGCCGGTTTGGGTCCTTCAGCCAGGCATTGAACAAATCATTGCCCAAAGTCGCCTTCATGCCCGCCTGCTTGAACACCTTTTGCAGCTGCGAATCGTAGATCTTCGTTTCACCATGAATAAGCGCATAACGCTGAAGGGCTTTCTTCAAGGGATCAACCTCCCCCGCACCCCCACAATCAGAGGGGGTCCGGGGAGTGGAATCCATAGGGGAAGGATTGTTCACAGGGCCAGCTTCAATCGCCGCCATCACCTGTTTGCGAACAGCATCAATGCCATGCGCATTATGAAGATCGTTAAAATCACTCAGAGGCATGGGCAAGCTCCGCAAATTCCGGAACCACCCAAACACCATTCACAGCTTCAGCAGCGGCCTTGGCTTTCACCAAACCAGTGTTGCCCCGCCCAGTATCTGCGTCAGTATCGCCAGCAATGCACAGCAGCGCTTTGGGCAAAACCGCACGCAGCGCCTTGGCAACCGGCGCCAAATTGCCCGCATCAAACGCAACCGCAACCGGCAAGCCCGTAGCCATGTGCACGCTGGCGCCCGTGGCGTAACCTTCAACAATCACCACATGGCAGGCATCTGAAGGCCCAGGCACAAGGCCAAGCCAGTGGAAGGCACCCTTCTTTGGCGTACCGGTGAGGAACTTCTTTGTGCCCTCTCCATCCACAAACTGCAGGCCCACCAGATCAACCCCGAAGGCCTCACCTTCTGTGCAGGGTACACATCGGTACAGAGGCACAACCACACTGCCCCTGCTGAAACGCAAGCCATAGGCCCGCACACCCTTTTTATCCAGATAGGCGCTACCGCCCTCTTCCGGCAGGTTCGCCCAAATCTTTGCAGCGCGCTCTGCACATTGCTCCGCAGCCTTTCGTGCTTCCTCAGCCACCTGTTTGGCAGCCTCACGCCGGCGGCGCTCATATTCAGCCCTGTCCGCAGCCGACAGCTCACGCGCCTTCATGCCAATCTTGCAGCTTTCTGCATCCGGTTTTTTGTAATTTCCGAAGAAGCCAGACAAGCCAATGGCGCCAGAGCTCAATCGGAACTCGTGCACCACGTACCATCCGCTTTTGTCTTTGCCCTTATCCGGGCGAGGAAGAGTAACGGGAACGCGCACAATCTTTCCGGAGGGATCCAGCGAATCGACCAGCAGGCCCGCGTTGCGCATTTGATTGAGCACCGCATCAACGTCCATTGCGGCCCCCGTAAACGAGAAAATGTGACATGGAAAGAGCCCTCCATCCAGTATCTGTGTGGTTACTTATGCAGCTGAGTTATCTTTGCGACGATCTGGAGAGACACCAAAAACATCAGGACGCATTTCGTACCGTGTTACGGCACCCTCCGAAGCCACTTCAAGATCAATGCAGTGCTCGGACGGGACTCTCTTCCAATAGCTCAATGCAGGCGGAGAAATACCGCAGATTTCAGCAACTTTGCGCTTGGTTTTGATATCGGGATGGGCCTTCAGCCTTTCGAAAATCTTGTTCAGGTGCATCGGTCCGGTCTCGCAAACTTAATTAGATTAAGGCGAGCTTAACCCCGTTGCTGGGCATTGACAAGGTTAGAATCTAATTTGGCGCCATGGACAAAAATGAAGAGTTTCTTAATCGGCTTAAAGAAGCCATCAATGACGGCGACGCTAAACAAGTTCGCATTGCAGAGTATTGCGATGTTTCAGAGCAGGCCGTGGCACGCTGGAAGCGCACTGGGCAGATCAGCAAAGACAACCTGTTTGCTCTCAGCGAGGTAAGCGGTTACCGCTACTTGTGGATCAAAGAAGGCGAAGGAAAAAAACGGATTGCCTCAGTGAGCGAGAACAGAGGCCAATACATGGTGGCTGAGAATGCCAAGGTCTACTACGCCCGCGATATAGGCGCCGAATCAGATGAAATAGAACCTCTGATTGAAGCAATACGGCAAGCCCATGCTAATAAGGTGCTGAGCAACCAGGCAATCGAACATCTAACCAATTTCATAAGAACGCTCAATAACCGGCGCTGATGTCAGCCAATCTCTAACGGGGCAGGAAATGGACTTTCTAACCGCACTCATAATTCTAGCCATTGTCGTTGCGATATTCGGCTCAAAAAAGGGAAAGAGCCGTAAACGCAGCAAGCAGAAATCCTTCAAGAATAGCAATAAGACAACCCCTGCCAAGAGAATCGCTGACCGCGAGCCAAAACCTGACCCTTACACAATTTTGTACGACCATTGGAAGGATGTTGAGGCAGGAATTATCTCCGTTCCCCGCTGGTATAACGATCCAGTAACTGAAGCCCAGCTTAAGCGCCTTGAAGACGATGAAATACAATTGCCTGGACGGGTCATTACAAAAGGCCAGGCATCTGACCTCATCGGACTAGCCGAAGACCCCGGGCTTGGTGAACTTGAGATACTAAAGTTTTTCAAAATCACAGGGCTCCCAGTCAAACATCGATCGATTGCTCTGATCGAAATAGAGCGCCTGATGGCCGACCCTGAAAATGCATCTCAGTGGAACAATCGCCCAGCTACGCCAATTCAAAAAGAGTACTACCGATACTTCGGCTTGCAGGCACGCAAAGGCCTTACAGCTTCTGAAGCGCAGGACACTATTGCAGCCAACGAACTGACAGACGAACAAGATGATGAGTGGTTCTCATACTCAGATATATTTGAGGAACTTCAAGACAAAGACTTCCGAGAGAGTTACGACTTAAAGAAACCTTCAATCACTTTAATCCGCCAAGCGATTAAGCAACGCACCGATCAAGGCGAGAAGATCACAGAGCTGTCAGCAGACGATATCGTAGATACCCTCCTCGAAATAAAGCCCGACCTCGAAAAGAATTAATCCATCGCATTAAGTTCTTCTAAATTTGCTTGACTAACTCCTAAAGCGGGGTTAAGTTTGCCTTAATCTTAATCTAATTAAGGCAAAATCAATGCAAACCTTTACCGCCACCGAATTCACAGCACGCAACAAGGGAGGCCTGTTCACGCAGAGCCAACTGGAAACGCTCGCCTGGATGGCGGAGGGGAAAGAGAACTCCGTAATCGGCGTGCTTCGCGGCCATGGTGAACCCGGCGCCAAGAAGCTTGCCAGCCAGGTAATGCACAAACTGCAGTGCAACAACCGCTGCCTGGCCATCGCCCGTGCATTCTCCAAAGGCTACCTGATAGCCAAATCCTCAACTGCACGCGCCCTTGTTGCTTTCCTTATCGTTCTGAGCGGCATAGCAGCCGGCACCGGTGCGGGCGACCAGCTTATGCGCACAGCCAGCAGCCGCACCCAGCGCGTACACCGTGTGCGCTGGGAAGAAGCACTGCCAGCCAACTCCGGGAGCGCCGTATGAGCCAGCAAACCACCCCACTGATCGAAGCCGCGCGCATGCTTGGCATGGGCCCAATAAAGACCTACCACGCGCTGAGAGCACGCAAGATTCTGGACAAAAACAACCTGCCGTACCGCCGGTACGTTAACCAGGGCCTGTTCACCACAGAGCTCAAATCCTACGAGCACCCAACGCTTGGCCCAAAGCTCTATGCCACACCGAATGTCACTGAAAAAGGCATGCGCTGGCTTGCCGAGCAGTTCGAGGTGGAAATCGCGCAAACCAACAAAACCTCTGCCCCTCAAGGAGCCATGAACTAATGCACCAGGAACAAAAACCCACAGCCAAGCAACTGCTCACCAGCTGGCAGCTGATCTGGACTCGCAAGCTCAGCGGCAAGCCCGAAGAACTGAAAGAGGCCATTGCCAGCCACGTGAAGCTGTTCCCCAAGGGCAATAGGGCCGAAGCACTGCACCGCACTGAGCGAACAGTGCGCGCCTACACCGCCGACCCTGCATCCATACGCGCACTTATCCAGCGCGGCCAAACCAACCTGCGCAGAGCTTAAGGAGCAGCCCATGGCCACCTTGATCATCCCCGATAACACCCCACAGGCCGAGCTGGACAAGTTCGCCCGCGCCATGGGTAAGCGCCTGCAGTGCAGAGCCACTAAAGACCAGCAACCACAACCAGAGGAAGTACCTCATGGCCACAACCGCAGCACTTCTGTGCATCAGCCTGCTTTGCGTGTGGTTGATAGCCAAAGCCACCGTTGAAAGGACCCACAGCGATGACATCACCCATGCCACAGCACACAGCAAGCGCGACACCCTCTGGCTCTGCATTCCGCTGGGAAGCAAAACCCACCGGTTTCGGATCCGAGATCGCGCACGTGCACACCACAGCGCCAGACGGTCGCCTCACTTGGCTGGATCTGAACACCCGCGCACCACTAGTACACCGCGCACTCATCACCCTGTTTACCGAGGCCATGCAGGAAACCAGCGACGCCAAACGAGCCGGGCGCTTCCTGCTTTCCCTATGGAGCCCGAGCCAGTACACGCTGGATCTGAACGATTTGGGTTTTTTTGGCCAGGAACTGAACTTCGCGTGCAGGCACGTCGCCAACTTCATCATCGCGTGCCAGGTGAACTTCCGGCAGATCGTCACCCATAGCGAGATGGAACCCATCATCGCCGCCTGGGGAGACAACTAGCCATGAGCAGCCGCACCCAAGAACCGCAGGTAACCGTTGAACAGCTGGAAACCGCGTTCGATGAACTGGTGATCCACTTCGATAAAACCGTGGCTCAGCTGGAACAGGCCACAAAGCTTGTCGCCAAACAGGGGCAACAGCACGCGGAAGCCATTGGCTGGCTGAAAGACATCCGCAAAGCCGCAGGCGCCACCGCACCGGGCGTAAGCCATCACGAACTGTGCCTGTTGATCAAAGATTTGCGCCGCCGCGCGTTTGAGCAGGAGCCCAAGTAATGGCCCGCGCCTGCATGACCAAAACCCACAACCTGGCAGCGCTTATGCGCCTGTCAGATCTGGAACTCAGGATTGAGATTCAGCAAGCCGCCACGGCGGACCCACTGCAGGGCTTGCACCTGTGCCACGAACTGCTGAATGCGCAGCAGTACCACCCAACGCGCCGGGGCCTAACAAAACTGGTGGGGCGGGAGGTTGAGCGCATCGGCCAACACGTTACCCAACAACCGGAGGCTTACTTGTGAGCACCAACAACCGGGGCACAGACCTGCCCGAATTCATCAACGATCTGGATGGCGGCGTGTTCGCCGAAAAGGTCTCCCGAGCGCTCAGCGATGTAGCCGCCGGCGTGATCGATTTTGACGACAAAGGCGAGCTAACCATAAAGCTCAAACTCGCCCGCATTGGCAACAGCTACCGCGTGGGCATCAAACACTCGCTGAACTACAGCGTGCCAGAAGCCAACGGCAGCTACAGCTAGGTGAACACCACCGAAAGCGTGATGCACGTAAATCCCGGCGGCCGCATGACCGTGTTCCCGGAAAACCAGCACCAGATGTTCGGCAAGAAAGGCGAACCCAAAACCCACCAGGAAGATCAGGAGTAATTCATGGAACTCGCGAAAGACAGCAGCACGCTTGCGGAAATCACCAAGATCGCCCAGGCCGAAGCCATCCAGAAGCTGATTCAGGATCAAACCGATGGCACCGCCGTCGCAATTCCTGAAGGCGTGAAGGTTGCCGATCTCGAACAGTATCTGCAAAACCGCCGCCGGTACCGGGGCACCATGAACACAATGGTAATTGATGAGTTCATTGAGTTTGTGACTGCCACCGAAGACAGCTACGGCGTCGCATCCAGCAACTTTCCCTGCTTTGTAAACCCCGAGGCCATGGCCGCCACCACCTACTTCAATCTGGGCGACACCGATTACCCAGGCCATGGCGACCACCTTGCCAAGCTAAAACTGAAGCGCACCAGCACCTTCGAAGAAGTGCTGAAGATCAATGGCAACAAGCTTGAGCAACGCGAACTGGCCGAGTGGATGGAAGACTGGGTAGATGTGCTCGCAGCCACCAACGAACACGGCGACCCCATACCCATGAGCGCAGCCGTTGCCGGCATACGCCGCATCACCATTGGCAGCAACGCCGAAGCCACCAGCGAACAAACCAACTTCGGCAGCAAAGTCAGCGCCATGGCAGAGGTGGAAGCCAAGAACCGCGACCAACTGCCAGCCTTTCTGCAGTTCATCTGTGAGCCCTACCAAGGTCTGAGCGAACGCACCTTCACCTTACGGCTGAACATCATCACCGGAGAAAAGCCCCGCATTGGCGTGCGCATCGTGCGCCTGGAAACCGCCGAAGAAGAAATGGCGAAGGAACTGGAAGAGCTGCTGCGCGTGGGCTTTGAAGACACAGCCGTTCGCACCTTCGTAGGCACCTTCAACCCCGGCACCTAAACCACCACCAGTTGTTCGGAAATCCCGAACAACTGCATCCGAGAGGGCTTTTACCCGAGAGCCCTGCCAGATGCCAACAAGGAGAACACCAATGAGCTACAAAAAAGAACTCGCAGCCGATATGGCCAAATTCTGGATACAGGACAACGCCATCATCATCGACACAGAAACAACTGGCCTCAGCATTACCGATGAGATTGTCGAAATCAGCGCCATCGACTGCGAAGGCAACGTGCTGATAGACACACTGGTTCGCCCTATGGGTGAAATCGGCGAGCAAGCACAAGCCGTGCACGGCATCACCTACGAAGACACTCTGCGCTCGCCCACCTTCAACCAGGTACTCGGCGACCTGATCGGCATAGTCCATGGCCGCACCGTTGTGATGTACAACGCCGCCTTTGATTGCCGAATGATTCACCAGAGCGCCAAACGCCACAACCTCAGCGCACCCAACATGAGCGCCCATTGCGCCATGAACAACTACGCCAGATTTCACGGCGAATGGGACCAGAAGCGCGATCAGTGGAAATGGCAATCCCTCGCCAAAGCCGCCCGGCAAATGGGCGTAACCGTGGAAGGCAACGCACACCGCGCCCTCACCGATTGCCAAACCACACTCGGGCTGATCCGCGCACTGGCGGCCTACCGCCCAATAGCCGCATAGCGGGAAGGAGAACCACCATGGAACACATTCAACATCCGGTGTTTGAAGGCAACGTAACCGTGCGCTGCACAGAGCAAGAGTGGTTTGCCAGGCTGGACAAAGAGCGCGAAGACGCCCGCACCCACTTCCAGAACAACCCACAGGCCGCAGCACTCAAGCTCTACGACATCGCCAAAGGCGACACCAGCGGAGGCCGCGCAGCCAGTGGCCTGCTGCTGTCGCTATGGAACGACAACTACGCCGTGAACATGCGCGACGTAATCTGCACCCTCGACATCAAGAACACCGAAGCCGCCAACGCGCTGCTCGCAACGCTGGGCCCCGGCCACCACCTGGAACGCTACCTAACGGAAGAGCACATCATTCGCATCATTGATGTGTGGGGCGAGTTTCACGAGAAGCGGAGAGCGTAGCGTGAACCAGGCAGCCCTAGACCTTGGCCACGAACTGGTAATCGATCTGTTTGCCGGCGGTGGCGGTGCCTCTTGCGGAATCGAACAGGGCATTGGCCGCCCCGTGGATGTCGCCGTTAACCACGACCCCATGGCCGTAGCCATGCATGAGGCAAACCACCCGGGCACCAAGCACTTTTGCGAAAGCGTGTTCAGCGTAAACCCGGTTGCCGTCACCAACAACCAGCCAGTCGGGCTGCTATGGGCATCACCGGATTGCACACACCACAGCAAAGCCAAAGGCGGGAAACCCGTATCGGCAAAGCGCCGGGGGCTGGCCTGGGTAGTAATCAAATGGGCACGCCGAACCCGGCCCCGGGTAATCATGCTGGAGAACGTCGAAGAGTTTGAAGACTGGGGCCCGGTCATCCCGAAGAAAGGGCCGGATGGCGAAGTACTCCGATTTCCCGATGGCAAGCCCCAGCTGGTGCCCTGCCCCGATCGCAAAGGCCAGGAGTTCCAAAAGTTCATTGCCCAGCTTGAACGCCTTGGCTACCAGGTAGAGTGGCGCCCGCTTCGCGCCTGCGATTATGGCGCACCCACCATTCGCAAGCGCCTGTTCCTGATTGCTCGCAGGGATGGCAGAGCCATCGTATGGCCCAAAGCCTCACACGGCCAGCCTGAATCACTGCCTGTTCGCCGCGGCAAACAGAAGCCATACCGCACCGCCGCCGAATGCATTGACTGGAGTATTCCCTGCCCGTCGATCTTTGAGCGCAAAAAGCCATTGGCTGAGAACACCCTTCGCCGCATTGCCAAAGGCATGCAGCGGTTTGTTATTGAGGCCGCGCAACCGTTCATCATTGCCATTGATCACGGCAGCACAAAAAGCGGCTGCAACTGGAGTGTGCAACAGCCCATCACCACCATCACCACTGAAAACCGACACGCTTTTGTGGTGCCAACGCTTATTCAAACAGGTTTTGGTGAAAGGCCCGGACAAGCACCGCGAGCGCCCGGCCTGCACAAGCCCTTGGGAACGGTTATGGCTGGTGGCTGCAAGCACGCCCTTGTTTCAGCCTTTCTGGCAAAGCACTACGGTGGAGTAGTTGGCACACCCGTTACCGTGCCAACCGGCACCGTAACCACTATTGACCACCACGCCGTGGTAGCCGCCCACATGATAAACATGAAAGGCACAGCCAGAAGCGCCCGTGCAGCAACCGAACCACTATCCACCGTTTGCGCTGGCGCCACACACGCCGGCCTGGTCGCTGCATTCATGGCGCCCTACTACGGAAGCGGATCCGGAGAAACCGGCAGAGACATACGCCAACCTGCGCCCACCGCAACCACCAAAGACAGGCTGCAGCTGATCACCGTGCAAATAGACGGCGCCACCTATGTTGTCACCGACATCGGAATGCGCATGCTGCAGCCCCGCGAGCTGTTCAAGGCTCAGGGCTTTCCGGACAGTTACATCATCGATCCGGAATACAGCGGCAAACCCATGCCGAAGTACGCCCAGGTGCGCATGTGTGGCAACAGCGTGCCACCGGTGTGGCCGCGAGCATTGGTTGAGGCGAACTTTGTTCATGAGAAAAAGCTGAGGGCCACCGCATGATCACCGCCCGACTCAACACCCTCATCCAGGCATACCGCCGAAGCAAAGCCCTGATCGGCGACGCAAACCGAGGCATCGCCCTACCCGGTCCAGCCTTCCGCATGTGCCACAAAGTACGCCGCGCAGTGTGGGCAGAAATCCAGCGCGTGAGAAACCTGCTCACGAAATCCCGAAACAAAGCACAAAAGCACCAGGAGAAACCCATGGCCTTTACCCGCGAACTAAACGGCTCCGGCGAAAGCGCGCAAGCCATCAGCCGCCGGCAAGACGACGACGCAATGAAAACCATCATCAGCGCCCTGCAAGATGGCGCCCACCTGCGCATCCACACCAAAGTGCGCCGGGCCGCGATAGAAGGCCTGCCCAGCAAAGACATCCGCAACGGCCGAACCATCAGCGCCAACCGCTGCAAACGCCTCGAGCGCGAAGGCGTACTGCAGGAAGTCGCCTTGGACCGCTACGCCATGCACCCGGATTTCGAACTGGGAGAACTGGGATGAGCAGAACCGAGCGCGAAAAATTTGAAGACATATTCCCGGTACCGAAGAACGTACGGTGGAATCCGGAGTGGCTTGGCCAGGGCCGCTACGAACCCGTGAACTCAATACTGCAACGCGATGCGCCAGAAGCCGCCTACATACATCATCAACTCTGGACAGGCTGGAAAACCGCACGCGAACAACCGACCGAAACCCCAGCAGCTCGCTGGAGAGAAAACGGTGAAGCAGATCCGTGCGGTGAAGACAGCTATAACTGCGAACGCGCAAATCTGTGCATGGGCCACCTAACCGATGACGAGCTGGCGAACGAAGTGTTCCTGTACAACCACCGCATAGGCCTTCGAAGCGCTGGCTACCTCACTGCAGCCAAAGAGCGCATCCGGTGGCTGTCGCGGAAGCTTGAGCAGGACAAACTTTGAGAGGAGAAAAGCAATCATGAAGACAAAAATATTTGCAGCTTTGGCGCTGACCTTTATTTCGCTGAAGCTCGCAGGAGTTATTTCGATTAGCTGGTTTTGGCTACTAACTCCTCTCGTTGTCGCGGTCGCCTTTATCGTGCTGTTCGCTGTGTCGTTTGCGTTCTCAGAAGATGATAAGGGTTGATGCTATGAGCGATAACAGAGAGGCGTTTGAACGAATTGATCGGCTTTTTGTTTCCGGGAGTTCAATACCAGTCGAGAGGGTGACTATAACCAAAGAGATGTGGGACGGAGTAAAAGCATGGCAAGCCAGTCGCGAGGCAGTGGAGGGTGAGCCGGTCGCGTGGAGCTGGCTAAATCGTGGTAGGCAAGTAACCGTTGATAAAGCATTTGCAGGCGAGCTAATTGAGGATGGCGAAGTTGTTCATCCGCTCTACACCCACCCTGCCAGCGCCGATATCAGAGAGCACCAACGTAAGTCGTATCACAAAGGACAGACCGAGCTGATGGAGCAGTTTTGCGAGGTGGTAAATGGCCTGCTCGATGGAGATTTCAGCGAGCGATCCGGACTTCTTGATCCGTGGAAGAGCACTCACGATCGGCTTAGGGATAGTCTGGCCAGCGCCGACAACACAAAGGATCACGCAGTTATTCAGGCTAAAATTTGGGCGCAAGAGGCCAGAACGCAGAAGGCTATCGTCATGGAAATTGGTGAGCTAGTGGGCTGCGCGAATGATTGGGAAATGGTCGGGGCGGTTCGTATGGCACTGGACCACGAACAGGCTGCGAGTGTGCCGGAACTCACCAGCGAAATCATTAATGATTGTTGCTGGTTATTTGTAGAAAAAATGCCTCACAACCTACCAGCCCCTATCTTTAACGATCTCAAGCCAGCACTGCATGAGGCTATTAAGAAGTACCACCACTGGCTCGCCAGTATTCCAGAAAACCTCGGCCAAGCCATCAGCGACTGGCTGGCAGAGCACGGAGACGTAGACTGGTGTGACAGCGAGAACGTGGATGCTCTAATCCGGGAAGCAATACTACCCAACGTTGCAAATGAGCAGGCTGTGAGTGTGCCGGAGGGGTGGCGAAAAAGTCTGGCCGAGATGGTGGATGCCATGAGGGAGTATCAGATGTCCGTTGACGAGGAGCCACCCTATAAGCATAAAGCCATGATGCAGCGGGCTCTATCGTTGCTTGCATACGTATCACAACCACCAAAACAGGAGGACAAGTAATGCCTGTGTACGCTTTGGTACGAATCAAACCCGGAGCACTGTGTTGTCAGGACAGGTCGATATACAGGTGGCCTCCAAGTAATTACGGGGAAGAAGGTAAAAACCTCGCAAGAGTTGAAGATGATGCTGTGTTTGTTGGAGAAAAACGCCTGAAATCAGGAGAGGTTCTTTGGGACTGCAAAGCAAGGGGCGCTGGCATTATAGGAGAATACGGAAATGGAGGAATATTCGTGTCTGGTGATGACTGCGTGGAAATGTTAACGCCCTTGCTTGGATATAAACCTGAACCACCACGACCAAAGCAGAAGGGCTCAGGTGATGAGTAACACCCCAGAAACAATCTATCTAATACCCGGCGAAGACCTGGACGGGGTACCGGCAATGGTATGGTGTGACGATCCCGCGCCAAGCTATGCGAATGATCCAGCCGATGCGGTGAAGTATGTAAGGGCTGACCGGATAAGACCAAGCAACGAAATCATCGAGATCGAGCAATTACTGGCAGCAAATCGAGACCTGCAGGACTGGTTTGATGATGCCAGATCAGAAGTTGAGCAACTGCGGGCAAGAGTGGCGGAGCTTGAAGAGTTCGCATTCTTTGTTCAACTGTCAGCCGAGCGGGAACTGGACCCTGATTACGTACCACCCAGAACAGAAGCCGCAATTAAGGTTCTGCTTGATGAGGCGAGAAAGATCACTGGCGAAGACGAGTCTTGCGACTATGTAAATGCATGGCTACTCCGCAAGCAGGCGGAGGCGGTGGAGGATTTCGGCCAACCGTTTGACCTGGTGCACCGTATGGTTTCATCCCGAAAAGTGGCCGAAGATGCGCGGGAATACGCCCAACGCCTGCGCCAACAGGACGACGATGCAGAAAAGGCGGGAGGTGAGAAGTGACTAAAAATGACTTTTGTCAAGTTTGTGGCAGCCAAAAGTTCGTATTCGTGACAACGATACACGGAAACACGGCTGCCGTAATGCCTGGCAACTCACTGTATATACCGAAGAGCATGGTTGACCGCTGGGAGTGCGCCTGCACCGAATGCGGGCTTTTATACAGCCTGAACAGCCTGGCCAGCCAAGTTGAAATTTATGAGTGATTTTAAGCTGCAAAGACTGGCTCAGGTCTACGTGTCAACTGATCTCCCTTCCCACAAGGAAATCGTGAATGATGCAATTAATGAGATTGAGCAACTGCGGGCAAGAGTGGCGGAGCTTGAGCTCCAAATCAGGCACCTGATGCATTACGAGGAAACCGCAGCCCGGGAGCTTTTGTTCTGGTGGGCAGAGCGCCTGAGCAATGCCCCGAACGAAGACATGAGAGATGTAGTGCGAGACGGATACCAGCGCATAGTTAACCTAGCCAATGTTATAGACCGTCCGGGAGTAAAAGCAGAGAAGGCTGGAGGCACCACATGAACTACGAATCATGGCGCATCGCCTTTCAAAGCTCAGAGCAAGCCGCCCGCGCAGCTCACCAGTCTGCTGAGAAATTAGGGCAGGCGTTGCTGGCACTTCAGGAAGAAATCCGCACCCTTGAGGAAGAAAACCGGGCATTGCGGAACGTGGAAACAGTCAAGGTAGTGAGGTAACCACTATGGCCAAACTCATCTCTCTGGAAGAATGGCGAGTACGCACCTTCGAGGCAGACGCTGGCCCTTCAAAGCGCGCAGTGTATAACTGGGCCAATAACGGCTTCATTCCAGGCGCTCGAAAAATTGGAGGGCTCTGGTTTGTGGATCCAGATAAAGTGAAGCAAACCACCGGAAACCCACTGGTTGATAAAGTATTGCAGGCAGGATAA